TTTTTAATACCACCATCATCTTCTTTTGCTATGATGTCGAATCTTTCTACTAGTTCACCATATTGTAATCTTTGACCTCTTAGAGAATCTTCTAATAATACACCTCTATTGTCTAGTATTATTTCTACATCTGAACTATTTGCTGGTGCTGATGTAAATGTTATTTTTGTTCCTGCCTGGTCTGTAGTAAATCCTGTTGTTCTAGCTATCTCTGAACCATTAACAAATACTTGTACTTTTCTAGGGTCGAATCCCATTGTTATACCAGCATTATCTAAACCAGAAAATACTGTTGTAGACCCATCACCTGTAAATTGATGAATGCCTGGTTCAGTAGCTGTTTCTAATTCTATATTTCCGTCTGTTACTTCTATGAAAGCTTCTGCTCCGGAACCTTCAGTTCCTGTGTTAATAAATACTACTTGATCATTAACACTATATCCTGACCCAGCATCATCTATAACAATTTCAGTAACACCACCTCTACCGATAGAACCTATCACATTAATTGATTGTGTAGCAGTACCACCTTTAGGTGAATTATAATTAAATGTTTCTGATTCAGAATATAATGAACCAGCTGACACTTCTTCACTATAAACACCACCATTCATTGTAATGGAATCTGGTCCACCAGAATAGTGAGGATATAAATCTGTATTTTGGTCTAATACAACTCCACCATCTTCTGTTAGTAAAACTCCTACTCCTGTCCCTGTTTCTAGTCCTATAGGTCTAGCTTGATAATACTGACCTCCTAGAGAATGTTCGAATACTACTTGGTCACCGTCTTCATGTAATATTTTATCACCTGACCCATCTTCATCAACAATGAATACTGTTTCAGCAGACTCTAATCTAATTGTGTCTTCATTAGAACCAGCTGTCCCATCTTCAATACCTACATATATACTACCTTCTGTTGTAGATATATCTGACATGACACCACGAACTGTCGCTTCGGCATCTATTCTTAAACCATCTCTATCAGATAATACAACTGCATCACCTGGTGAAAATGTACCCACATGAGGTACTATTAATTCTAATTCATAACCATTTTCTGCATCGTTTGTTCCTGATATACCTGATGCATCATTGATATAAGCTGATGCTACAACTGTAGCATTTGATAATTTTTTGACTTGACCTCTTTTATATTTTGTTAAGTCTTTTGTACTAAACAGTCTCATGACTGTTGGTTCAGAAAATTCAGATACAGAAGGTTTGATTACATTGTCACCAGGAAAGACAACTTCTGCTTCTAGACCATATAATATTCTGAATAAAAATTCGTATGATTCTTTCGACCCTTTCGAAAGATATAATTCTTGTACATGCTTTTGTAGTAATCTTTTATTTGCTAATACATCTCTATCAATAAACGGCATGAAGTCTCGTCTAAAGTATTCTAAAAAGTCTCCAGATGTTTTATCTACATCAGCATATGATAATAGATTATTTGACGCATGTAAAGGACTAGCTGTGAATGAAGCTACTTTAGCTGTCATACCAGAAGTCTTACCTGTTATCGTTTCATCTATATCAAATTGTGTTTCTGAAAATTGTTCAATATAAAGGTTTGAACTGTTACCTATAACATCAATTCTAGCTAATGCACCTGTAGTATTACCTACAACATATTCATCTTTCTCAAAAGATGTCTTCTGTACACCACCTGAATCGATATCTACTTCATAATTTATTTTAGCAGAGGTTACAGAAGACGGAGCGTAAGTACCAGATTCTTGTAAGAGATTACCTCTCTGTCCAGCATCATTAAATGCTTCTCCTGCTACAGTCCCGTCTTCTAAACCAATGTAATCAATATCAGCTGCATCTTTATAAACAAGTTGACCTTTCTCTAAAAATTCAAAGTAAGACTTTAAAAAAGAGACAAACCGAGGTCCATCTTTCTGATAAAATTCAGGAAGAAGTTCCTCGACTTGATCGGCTATTCTGTCGTGAAAGATAGGCATAGTATATTAATTATGCAATCGCACAGCCTTGTTGTGCTAAACAAACCCATGTGGATCCGTTATAGTAAAGTATTGCTGCATCACCTACTGCATCAAAAGTGATTGTTGTTCCATTAGCAAAAGCTGCTGGTGTAACAACAGATGTTTGACCACCTGAACTCTCTACTTTAGTGTAAAGAATTTTGATTTGACCAGTTGTACCTGCTGCCAAAGTAACAGCATTGTTACCTGAGTTATCAGTATTTGTAGTAAACGCTGTAACTGCAGATGTAACATTAGCTGCTCCTGCTCCTGTTAGTGATTGTTCTGCTTGAGCAAACGCTAAGAAAGTTGGTAAGTAATTAAGTACATTACTTAGTGATACTTTCTTGTTTACTGGAGTTCCAGAAGGGTCATCAATTACATGCAATAAATCTTCGCCTGCAATACTTGTGCTTAAATCCGTAAGCGCGGTTATCTTCTTATCTGCCATTTTTAGTTCCTCTCTAATTTAGCATTAATTAAACCTTGTTACCAAGGAATTCTACTCCATGCATATACATGGACCATTATTTAGGAGTAACTAGATGAGGTTGTGTAACCCACTCCAGCACTCGTTTCACCACTAGCTACTGTATCTGCAGTACCGGATACTGAGACTTCAGAAGCTGTGATATCCAACAATTGGTTCCTTGACGAAATAATATCATTCGAACTAGGAATAATTGTGAAATCTATAGATGTATCTGTATTAGATGTTGAACTATATGTCAACGAATTAATACTTACTACACCTGTTAAATATGTTATTGTACCTGCTGTATTATCAGCATATACTCTTGTTGAACCGTCTAAGTAATATCTTCTAACATTACCTTTACCATCGTCATCAAAGAAATAATTATTTGTATCTCCTGAGATAAAGAAACCAGTTGAAGTTAATACACCACCACCGTCTGTATTATGTCCTGAATGTGGATTGTAAATTGCGTTACCAAAATCTAATTTAATAGATGACTTTGTACCGTCTACAACTGCAGTGTAATTTTTTCTTAATTTGATATTTGTAATGTTTGAAAGAATAGAAGTTTCTGTATTATCTATCTGTCCTGTTAATTGTGAATGTCTAAACAATGTATCGAATCCTGATAGTTGATTATTATCATAAGAGATAATAGATGCTCTTACTAAAGTTTCTAAAGCTGATTTAGTTTGAGATGTTTTAGTAGGATCATATTTAAAATTAGTTGTTATTAATATTTGTAATATTTCAGCATCAACAATTTCAGGTCTTACAGTCAATACACTTAATTTAGAAAGACTATTTTTTAAATCAGTTTTTTCAGCTGTTGTTAAATTGTTTGAATATTGAGATGGTTTAAGTGAAACAAATACTTTACCATATTGTATAGGGTCAGCATCTTCACCTCCCCATACAGCAATTGAATCTGCACCAGGATAAAGTTCTTGTAGTTTTGCTTTGTAATCTTGTACTGTTACTAATCTGTTTTGTGAAGTATAAAATTTAGAAGCTGAAAATTTAATCTGATCTGTTGTCTCTATGTCTTTACCACCTGATGCACTTAAAGTATTTGTAAATACAACATCTGAATTACCACTTATAGATGTTGACATAGAAAAAATACTAGCACCGTTTGCGTGTGTATCGTCTGTTACTAGATATGATATTGAAATTTGGTCACCGTCTTTTGGTTGTGCACCTATGATACCATCTCCAAAATATACTTCGAATAAACCTTCATCATTTTCTTGTACATAATAAACATTTGATGAAGATGTAATACCTGTCAAGTCTCCTGCTTTTGTCCAAGCAGTGACTGTATTGTTTGAAGTAATATTAATTTTAATAGTACTTGTATCGATATTAGAATTTAACAATGCAAATCTTTGATTTGAAATTTGATTATCGAATCTGTAAATATCTGTAGTTAACTTACCTTGAAATATTTCTAAATCTTTAAAAGTAAATGTACCACCGTCAGGACTTATTGTTTTATTATCTAATGCAATAAATGTAAATGATGTACCGTCAAAGACTGTTGTAAATTCATGTCCTCTATTAATTGTTAAACTAGAAGGAACAACACCACCGACTCTTGGACTAGTTACTGTTAAATCAAATTTAGCTTTTGCTGCTGTTCTAGATGAAGGTGTGTATCCTAATTCTTTCGCTCTTGATACTACATTCTTTCTAATCTGTGCTGTGTCTAAGAACATTTCTGATGCTACCATATTAGCATTGAAAGCTGATGTATGAGCTGAGTAAGCTAATAGATCAATTAATGTAGCTAGGTTTGAACCTTCAAAGTTGTAATCTTTAAGTGTTGTTTGTCCTTTGAGATATTCTTTAAGACTACTTTCTACATCATCAAAATCTAAATCTGTTATGTTAATATTTGAACTGTTTATCGTTGCCATTATCTTACTCTCTCTAAAGTTATATTTATTTCGTGTGGTGCAGGGTCATTTGAAACAGTAAAATACATTGATACATCTAAAGTATTACCTTCTAAAAATGTAACTACATCTGTTACAAATGCTCTAGGTTCAAATTTGTTTATAACTGCTTTGATATCATCTTCTAAAACATCTGTACCAACAAAACTTGTAGATAATTCAAATAACATACCTCTTAAATCAACACCTAAACTAGGTTTGAATGGTCTCTCGTAAAGATTAGTTGATAATAAATTTCTTACTGATCTTTTTACAGCATTGAGGTCTTGTTTTAACGACATATCACCACTTTGAGGATGCAATGTAAAGTTAGTATCAATATCAGTAAACCACCTTCTTGCTACTCTAGAACTTTTATTTTTACTATTAAACTGTGCCATACTATTATTTATGTCAATTAATCAGGTACTTCTGTTTTACCTGCAGACGAACCTGAACTTATTGTATGTGTATGTGTATCAAGAACTATCTCTTTACCTGTTATGCTATCAGTAGCTGTAATTGTTGAATCATTAGTTTGTTCACCTGTAACATGAAGTTTACCTGTAATTGTTGTATCTGAAATAATCTCTGTTGTATCATTACCTGTAATTGTTATCTTACCTTCAGAAGTTACATCTGTTGTACCTTTAACATCGGCTTTTAAATTTTCAGTTACATTTACATAAGCGTTACCTGTTATATTAACAACAACATCTCCTGTAATTGTTACATAATCATTACCAGCAGTAACTGAATACTTATCTTTTACAATCTTCTCTACATAACTACCCTCTTTATCTATTTCAACTCTTGTACCTGTTCTATGATAAAGATGTATTCTTTCATAATCAGGTGTATCATCTAATTCTATTATATGACCTGACTCTGTTTCGTGAACATGGTTGAAAGGATACTTCGGTTTTAAATATGTTGTGACATCTCTAAGAGCTGTATTATTTTCACCCTCGGTTTTACCTACTTCTAAATTTTCTAAACCAGGTCCTTCTTGAGTATCTATAGTAAGAATAGGATATATGTCTTTTACTGGATTACTATTTTCAGAAGCGTAGTCTGTTGCTCTTGCTAAATAGTTTACACTTGATGATGCTTTATAATCTTTTTTTGGATAAGATGAACCTTCTGTTTCACCAAATCTTCTAGGTGACGATTCGAGGTCTAATGATAGACCATAATTTCTATTGATATGTTTTGGATTAGGTCCGTCAGGTGTACCTTCGTATTCAGAAACACTTTTCAATCTAGGATCATTAAAACCTTCTTCTGTAGTTCTTTTAACTTCTGTAAATGTTCGTGTACCTTTATCATCTATCTGTTCATCTATTCTATAGATATCAGTCATGATACCTGAAAAAGATCCTATCACTACAGCATCTTGCATTTCTTCACCATCTCTATAGAATCCCATGACTGTAGAACCTTCGACTAACCCATGATGAGATGTACCAAGACCTGATACAGAAGGTGTTGTTACAGGCATCATTACTTGACACCATGGTAAGTCTGGTGTAGCTATCATTTGTTTTTCCCAAGTATGAGACCCGTGTATTCTAACACGAACTCTATTTTGAAATAAAGGGTCGTTTCTATCTTCTACGACACCTGTAAACCAAATGAATCCTGTTTTACCTTGATATTTTAACATTAAATTGTTTTTCCATATTCTAAAGCTGTAGTTTCAATATTATTAATTACTGAATCTTTTATACATCTTACATTTAAATCACATGCTGAAGGTCCTAAAATCCATTGACAATGTGTAATTAAATGTTTACCATTATAAAATTTAGGATCAACTTCTTCTTGTCCTGGATTAGGTGCTGGTATATCTAAATTAATTAACTGACCAACTGAAATATCTGTTCTTGCTGACAACACTAAATCTACTGAATGATAATTTAATAATTCAGTTGCAGCTGCTCTAAATTGATGTGAACCTAAATGTATTTGATGATTAGCTTGATGAATATTATTTTTTTCATCATTCACAAAAGATTGGTCACTAACTAATATTTGATGAGCGTTATGATAAGAACTGATTGAATTACCTTCTTTTGAACCTGTTATTACTACTTCTCCTTCATCGGATGATTCTCCGATATGTAAAACTTCTGGTTCTACTCTAACAAAAGGATGTTGTTCAATAGCTTGTGATTGACCACCATAAAACTTTTCTAAAAAACTGTAAGATTTTTCTGTAAAAAATTGATATGTATTATCTATAGTAGTTTGTTTAGACCCAAATAATCCTTTGACAGTAGCTTCTAATACATTAGCATGGTTAGTTATTTCATACGATAATATTCTTCTACTAGCACCAATAGTTTCCTCAGTTGAATCAGCAGGTACATCTTTAGTACTATCTGCTGCAATAGCTTGTGAATATGTAAATGGTCTACCACCAGCATAATCAATTAACATCATACTTGCTAATGACTGTATTCTGTAACTACCATTAGCTGTCTGATACCAATAAAAAGAATCTTGTAGGCCTGATGATTCATCAATACCTTGTGATTGTGAACACAACCAATTTATTGAATAGTTTACTGTCCAATTAGGTATGACTACATGATAATTATCACCTTGTGATTTTTCTCTTACTTCAAAATGAGGGACTAGTTTTTCTTTTACAGTTTCATTTTTAATACCTAAATGATCCTCTGCTAACAAAGCAGCCATGTTAGTCATTGAACCTCTTAGTGCTTGACTAACTCTTTTTCTTCTAGACTCTAAAAACTCATTTGCTGTAAAGAATAACATGAGTACTTGAGTTTGATCTTCAAGTCTTGATTGACCAACTTTATATATTCTAAATACTTGATCGATTACATCTTCATCATCAATCTCATCATTATTACCAGATGGTTGTCTAAATCTAAGTCTTAAAGATTCTTGACCAAATATTTTAGCGTTCTCTAAAAGATTAATAGAATCACCTAACATTAAATGACCTTGTAAAAAATTAGATTGTATTGATTCACTTAGAACACATTCTATCATGAGGTCACGAACATCAAATCCTTCACCTTCATTATTTACTATTGTCAATATTTCTAACTCATAACTATCCGGTTTAGAGTTATCTATTCCTACTGCCATAACTAATCTCTAACTAATGTTTTAAATTCTTTTACAACCTTATCTATATATTTAGGTTCTATTATACGAATTAAAAACTTATCCTCATTTAAATCTCTTTCATATTCTTCATTTGAAACTGGTGTATTTCCTGTAGAAACAGTTGTCTTTAAATCATTTGAATCTGTATAATGATGTACTATATCTTTTTCAGTTGCTACAGAAGTAACTGTAAAACTTTTTTCTGAATCAGCACCAACTACAGTACCATTTGTAAATGTACCATCAACACTATTCAATATTATTCTATTAAATGTTGGGTCAACTTGAGTAACAAAACCAAAAGCATTTGATGATGATTGTGAAACTTTCTCACCTAGTTGAAATTTACTAGATACTTCTGTTGTATGATTAAATGAAACTATATCTGTAGATGAACTACCAATCAAAGCTGTACCTGAATATTTTCTTGCTAAATATCTATGAAATACTTGACCTGACTTGGGCCAATCGTTAAAGTCTTGTAAATTTTCATTCACTAAAAAGAAAGTCCAGTATAATGTAGAATCACCATACACCTTAGATGCAACAACATCAGGTCTTTCTCCGTCTGTTATTCTGTAATAATTATATCCTGATATACCTTCTTGTAGATAACTCCAAGTAGAAACTTTACGAAATAAATCTTTAGCACGAAAATATTTACCATCACTTTTAAAGTCATACCTTATATCAGGTATGTGTTTAAAAAATCCTTTAGCCATTATATATCTCTCCCAGGACCTACTGGAGGACCAATTTGTCTTCCACCGCCGACAGGAGGACCTATCTGTCTTCCATTTCTAGAAGTACCATCAGGTTCAGTTCTAGTTTCTTTAGCTTTCTTCTCTTTAGCTTTAGCTTCTTTTTCTTTTCTAGCTTTTTCTGAAGCTTGTCTAGATTGTTCATTAGTAGTAACTACATCACCACCCATTTCTTGACTTTGTTCACGGCCATCACTATTAGCATTCAAGAATGCTGATGATTTACTCTTATACTTATCTCTTGTAAGTGTAGATGTTTCTGTAAAGTTTAATGTCAAACCAACAGAAGTGGGTGCACCATCAATAAATGTAGAGAATGATTGACCGTCTGTATAGTTAACTTCAACACCTGTACATACTGAAACTAAAGGATAATCAATATGATCTTTGAAAGGACCTCTAAATCTTATAGCCCACTCATTTGGGAAAGTGTATATTCTGTTTGCTTCTCCTGTTGTACCTGGTAAAGCTGATAGTTTGAAAGCATGAATTATTTCTTGTATTGACTGTGCATCATCTGCATTCTTAGGTCGTAAATTAAATGTATAAGAATATGTTCTAAAACTTACACCTTCAAATAATTGAAACTTTAATGGATTGACAGCTTTACCGATTGATTGCATAACTAAATCACCACCAGGAGCTCCTGATTTAACCAGATTCATTATTTCTTCTTTACTATTTTGAGAACCAAAATCTTCATTCATAAACAAAGAACCAATCATACCTTCTACAATACCTTTTTCTGCTTCTTTATAAGTTACAGCTACATTATCTTGTAGAGTATCAGGTACATATAAAAATATATCGTATACATCTTCACCTGTGTGGTCTTTAACATTTCTATCTAGTGATCTAAAGTGAATATAATTTGTAAGAGGTTGTCCTGAACCATCTTCTTTTCTAAATTCTTTTGGGAATGCTAACGCTATTTTATTACTTGGTGATTCAGAACTTCTACCCTTTGAAGGGTCATTAAGAATAGCTGCTCGAGCTTCTCTATTTTTACCTTTCATATCTAATACTTCTGCAGATATTTCTGGTATATTAGATACACGAATACCTGTAAGACCTGTTAGTAAATCAGATAATCCGTCTGCTACTCTTTGGTCGAACTTATTTCCTAGTTCACCAATCTTTGAATCTATACTTTTGACATCATTAACTATATTGTTAAGATCCCCTTTAACTGAACTCACATAACTTTTGGCTGTTGATTTTACTTTTTTAAAACTCATAATTCTTGATACTCGATTGTAATATATACTTATAGTTATTTATGTCTTATAAAGGAAAGTTTAGACCAAAGAATCCAAATAAGTATAAAGGTAACCCTAGTAACATTATTTATCGTTCTTTATTAGAGAGAAGATTCATGGTCTATCTAGATAATAACCCATCAATACTTAAATGGCAATCTGAGGAAATCATAATACCATATGTTTCACCGGTAGATAATCGTGTGCATAGATATTTTCCTGATTTTTATATTAAATACAAAACCTCAACAGGAATGAT